AAATTATTATGTAGAACTTCCTAAGAAGATCTACGAAATACACGAACGTATGCAATATGCTCCACCTAATTTGCGTGGACAAATGTCAGCAATCTTACGTGCTTATCAAGCAGAATTTGCTAATCGACAACAGCGAGAACAAGAATCTAAATTTTAAAAAGTTTTAGATGTTGTGCAACGTCGTTAACTACAGAAGTCCAGTTGCCAAAACTTGGTTGTCTAAATAATCTGGCAGTTGGGTACCAAGGATTGTCACTGCGATTTAGCAACCAACGCCAGTCAGTTCCGTAGGCATTAAGCATTACCCAAGTTGGAACACCAAGTGCTCCACCTAAGTGAGCCACAGCAGTATCAACACTAATCACTAAATCTAAGTTACTAACCAATGCTGCTGTATCGTGGAAGTTTTTAAGTTGATCATTGACAACCAATACGTTGTGTTTTTTAAGAATTTCTAATTCTTCATCGTTTGCATCGTGTTGTAAGTTAACAAACTGACATTCGTCCGAGAACAATGGCACAAGATTTTCTAACTTCATGCCCTTGTAGCGATTAATCCATGTAGTGCGATTACCACTCCAAGTGAATCCGATGCGCATTTTAGTTTTTGGACCAAGAGTCTTGCGCCATTCCTGAACGGCTCGATCGTTAGCATTTAGATACTTGATCGGCGCAGGAATTGTTTCTAATGTAGTTTTAAACACACGTGGCAAACTTAGCAATGCACAATGATAGTCAAAGTCTCCAAGGTTGTCAAAACTGTTAGTTACTTTGATATGAGGATCGCCAGCAAACAAAGCAAACAACTGTGGACTTGTTACTAAAATAATGCTTGCACCTTTGGCTCTCAGAGGCAAAATATAACGACAAAATTGAATAGTGTCGCCGTGTCCTTGCTCCGAGTAAAGCAGTATAGTCTTGCCTTGTAAATCACTGTTGATTATTTCGTTGGATAGTTCAGGACGCTGTATTATAGGTTTAGTATCTTTTTGATGTTCGTACTTCCAACGAGACTCGTAAAGATCCCATCCAGGCAATAAATCACCACTAAGCAAGTGAGCAACAGATTCGTTAAAAACTGTGGTAACGTCATTGGGATTTAATTTGTGCGAAACTTGTAAAAAAGGAATAGCAAGTTCGGGCTTGCCCATTTCTCTAAGTGTATTACCGTAGTTGCAGTAGGCACTAGCATTTTCTGGGTTTTCAACAAACGCACGACCATAGTCTGCTAGTGCTAAGTCATATTGATCTAATGCACGTTGGCAATTGCCTCTGCACACTAAACTTTCGTGTAATCCGTTTTTGTAAGCGTGATCAAATAGTTCAAGCCCACGTTGGTATTCTCCGAGTTGATAACATACTAACCCAAGGTTATGATGTGCACCAATGTTATCGGGCTGTTCTTTGATAATTTTTTCATACCCTGCTTTGGCTTCGGTGTATTTGCCTTGCTCGTATAATCCGTTAACGGTTGCTAATTCAATGTCAATCATAGTTGAATATTTAAGAAAAACGCAGGATAGCGTTTAAAAATCCAAAACCACATAAATACATTTGACGTAATTCTGCGTCTTATGCGGCAACCACCGCGTAGTGGCTAGAACCCACATCGGACTTCTTTAAGGAGAAAACAAATGGGACGTCCTCTCAAGATTCAAAAATACGGTACCGCACAAGGTATCACATATAATTCAAACGGTACTGCAAATACACCAGCCGCTGGTGTTCCACTTGATCAAGCATACCCACAGTTTAGTCAATTAACTGATCCAGTATTTCCATCAACACTGACATCAGCAAACTTCTTTGGTGTTGTTGGCGGTCAAAGTTCTGCTGCAACTTCTGCTACATTTCCACGTGTAAAAGTTCGCGTTTTCATCACAGGTTTTGCCGAAGCCGACGGTTATATCATCCGTCAAAAGGGTTCGCACAAGTATCTAGTTGGCGATGTTACATCACGCACTGCACTTGTTGCTGGTCAAGCCTATGTTATTACTGCAGTTGGTAACACTAACTGGAACGCTGTTGGTGTTGTTGGTACTCCAGTTGTTGGTACAACATTTACTGCAACTTCTGCATTAGCCAACACAGGCACAGGTACTGTAAATGCCATCGGTGTTTGTGTTCTAACAAGCGACCTAAGCCCAACTGCTGGCCTAATGAGCATTAGCATTGCTGTTGGTGGTGACTCGACTGAAGTTGCTGTTAGCAAGTTAACAAACAAGTTCGTTCAAGACTGGACTAACTTCCAAAACGTCAACGGCGATGCTCTTACAAGTTACGCCGACGGTGGCGATAACGCAGGTGAAGTTCTATACGCTGGTGAAGATAGTTATGTTGCTAACTTCTTTACCGACGAAGCAACAACCCTTAAGTCTGGTGCTGACGCTGCTACATTTAGCAACGGTACAGGCGAGATGGATCTTGCACAGGTTGAAAAGTACACATCGTAATTTTTACCTAAGTATCCAAAATCCTCACAGCATATATACTGTGAGGATTTTTTATGAGCACAGCATTTGTCTTAGGCAACGGTCGTAGCAGACTATCTATCAATTTAGAAAGTTTGCGCACCTACGGAAAAATCTACGGATGTAATGGTTTGTATCGAGAGTTTATACCTGATGTGCTAGTTGCTACAGATCGTCCTATAGCGCAAGCAATTGAAGAATCCGGATACCCACTTACAAATAAGTTTTATACTCGCCGCCCTAGTTTAGAATTAGGTTCTTTAGCATTAAAACGCCCTTACCAGGGCTATAGTTCAGGTCCAAATGCTGTTGCACTTGCTTGTTTAGATGGCACAAAGACGGTTTATATGATTGGGTTTGATTGCGGATCACCTACTCCTTATCTAAATAATGTCTACGCCAATACAGAATTTTACAAGACAAGTCAAGACAAGGCAACTTATGCAGGTAATTGGGTTAAACAAATAACACAAATTTGTCGAGATTTCCCTTTGATACCTTTTGTTCGTGTGATGGGTAAAGAAAGCGTACATATTCCTGAATTTGCTACGATATCTAACTTGTCGACTCTGCAGATTAGCGATTTCCAGAACCTGCTAAATAGTAAAGAGGGAAGACTATGAGTAACGTATATATTCGCACTAATACAAATTATAACATTGATTCCGCAAATGTGGCAGTCAACGGCAATCTTAACGTTGCTAACACACTTACATTTGCAGATGGGTTTATTAGCGGCAATTTAACAGTTGGTGGAAACATTGCTTATGTTAATGTAACCAATCTTCAAATTGAGGATCCTGTTATCAATATTGGGCGAGGTCCCAATGGAAATGCTCTAACTTCCAATGACGGTCAAGACCGCGGTGAGCAATTGTGGTTTTATAATGGCGCAGAACATTCGGCATTTATTGGCTGGCAAAATTCGACCGGTAAATTAATCGCCGCATCTAATGTATCAGTAGCAAACAATGTTGTTACTGTTAACTCGTATGGTAATTTTGTTGTTGGTAACTTAAATGCAACCACTGTTAGTTCATCTGCTAACATTACTGGTGGCAACTTACTAACTGGTGGGGTAATTTCGGCAACCGGTAACATCACAGGTGGTAATATCCTAGGTGGTGCCAATGTTAATGCCACTACTCACACAGGCACAACAGTTAGTGTATCAGCAAATATTACTGGTGGCAACTTATTAACTGGTGGTATTGTAAGTTCAACTGGTAATGCTACTCACGGAAATGTAAATGCTGGTGCAAACGTTTATGCTACAACTCACACAGGTACAACTGCATCGTTGAGTGGAAATGTCACTGGTGGTAATTTACTAACCGGTGGGTTGATTAGTGCAACCGGAAACGTACAAGCAGGTAATATACGAACAACCGGTTTAGTAAGTGCTACAGGTAATATCAATGGTGGTAATATTATTGGTTCGTATTTTATCGGTGATGGTAGCGGACTAACTGGCATTGCTTCATTGGGAAATCTTATTGCATCTGGCGCAAGCAATGTTAATATTCTCGCTGCCGGCGGCAACATATCAATGGCAGTTGCTGGCACACCAAATGTTGTAGTCGTGACAAATAGCGGTGTTTATGTTGACGGAGTTACAAGCACATCTGGTAACGTCACTGGTGGAAACATCTTAACAGTAGGTATAGTTTCGGCCACTGGCAACATCTCTGGTAATTATTTTGTTGGTAATGGTAGTTTACTGTCGGGTATTGATCAAACGCAAATTCAAAGTGGCACATCAAATGCTAAAGTAACAACCTCTGGTGGCAATATAGCAGTTAGTATTGGTGGCACGTCAAACGTTGCTGTGTTTGCATCAACTGGAATTTATGTAAATGGTTTGGTTAGTGCTAGTTCAAACGTAACTGGCGGTAATCTACTAACCGGTGGACTAATCTCAGCCACTGGCAACATTACTGGTGGTAATGTAATCGCTACTTCAAACATCTTTGCTACAGGTTATACAGGTGCCACGTTAAGTTTAAGCGGAACATTATACGCCGCTAGTTTGCTCAGTACTGGTTCTATTTCTGGAGTCGGCAATGTTACCGGTGCTACAATTATCGGTACAACACATTCGGGCAATTTAGTTGGTACAACAGCATCGTTAAGTGCTAACGTAACTGGTGGTAATATCTTAACAGGTGGCATTGTATCAGCAACTGGTAACATCACAGGTGGTAATATCCTAGGTGGCGCCAATGTTAATGCTACCACCCACACAGGTACAACTGTAAGTGTATCGGCAAACATTACTGGCGGTAATTTACTAACTGGCGGAGTAATTTCAGCAACTGGTAATATTACAGGTGGTAATCTAACAGTTAGCACTGGTACTATAACGTTAGGTAATATTGTTAATGCTGGTGCCAATGGCGTTGGCAATATTGGTAGTTCGACCGGATATTTTAATACTGTGTTTGCTTTAGCAACATCGGCGCAATACGCTGACTTAGCAGAAAATTATGCTGCTGATGCCAATTATGAACCGGGAACAGTAGTAGAGTTTGGAGGCACAGAAGAAGTTACAATTTCTAGTGAGTTTGGCACAACTCGAGTTGCAGGAGTAATATCAACGAACCCAAGTTATTTGATGAATTCAGGCCTAGAAGGCGAATTTGTTGTAGCAGTAGCACTACAGGGGCGTGTTCCAACTAAAGTTAAAGGTCCTGTGCGCAAAGGTGATTTATTAGTCGCCGACGCTGGTGGGTTTGCAGTTTCGGATAATAATGCAAGAGCAGGAACTATAGTTGGAAAGGCGTTAACAGACTTTTACGGTGATCTAGGACACATCGAAGTGGTTGTTGGTCGATGCTAATTTAAAAATCTGAGGCATATTTATAAGGCTACCCCAGGGTAGCCTTATTTTTTGATAAATAATTTTTGAGCAACGTTGGGTAACGTAAGCAA